TTATGCATTATGTTATATCCAGAAAGCCTAATCATGGAAAAAATACAACTTACTGACGAGCAGATTGACCATATTGCGGAACGTGCTGCTGAGGTAGCGTTTAAGCGTATCTACGAAGAAGTAGGTCGTTCTGTCGTTAAGAAGATATTCTGGATAGTTGGTGCTGGTGCGCTAGGTTTAATGATCTGGATGTCTGGTAACGGCTCATTAAAGTGATGTGGACCCACTTACACTTCTAGCGTTAGCTAATGCTGCTGTAGCGGCTGTAAAGAAAGGCTGTCAGCTTTATAAAGATATTAAAGGTGCAGCAGGTGACGTAAAAGAAGTATTAGACGATTTAAAGACTCAGTTTCAAAAGATACCTAATCCTACTAATGCTCAGAAGATTCAGTTTAATGAAGAAGTAGCTAGAGTTCAGGAAATAGCTAAGGCTGATCCTAACGATGTATTTACCGACATTGGTAATCAGTTAGGTGCGTTATTAGATGCACAGGATCAGTTAGGCAAGGCTTTACTCGCAGAAGAAATACAGATTAAGACTGCGTATAAAGGTGAAGAATCAGTAGGTCGCAGAGCATTACGTAAGATTATTATTGAAGCTCGGGTTGATTCTATGATGGCTGAGTTACGCGAAATGATGGTGTACTCGGCTCCAGCAGAATTGGGATCACTTTGGCATAAGTATGAAAAGACAGTAGAGAAGATTGTAAAAGAACAGGAAATTGCTCACGCTGAAGAACTTAGATTGGCTAATATAGCAAAATGCCAACGGGAAAATATAAGAAGAAGAATAAAAAAACAGATGACATCAGTCCTCGCGGTGCTGTTCATAACATTGTGGTTTCTATGGCTAATGGTAATGATAAGGATGAGCGCGACGTACCGTGGAGCTTACTCATCGCCGTGGTGGTCTTGTGTTTTGTGTTAGTGATTGCACTCCCTGTAATGGGGTTGATGTACATGGACATGAACAATGCGACTAATGCTGCTATCGTTGAAATAGATAGAATGAGACGATTACGTAACCTAATATTGCGTGAATTAGAGGATAAAAATGCTAACTCTGAGCCAGCTCAAACAACTCCTTCCGAAGAACCCTTACGTTGAACATTGGCATCATGCTTTATTTCAACTTCTTCCTGATTACGATATTAATACTCCTAATCGTATTGCTGCTTTTGTAGCGCAATGTGCTCATGAGTCTGGTGGCTTTATGGTTCTCAAAGAGAATCTAAACTATAAGGCTGCGACTCTACGTAAGATATTCCCTAAGTATTTCCATAACGATCAGATAGCTCAGGAGTACGCATCTAAGCCTAATAAGCAGGTTGCTATAGCGTCTAAAGTTTACGCTAACCGTATGGGTAACGGTGATGAGGCTAGTCAGGAGGGGTACAAATTTTGCGGACGAGGATTGATTCAGCTAACCGGGCGTTCAAATTATCAAGCATTTGCAGACTCACTAGAGATGAGTATTGATGATGTACCTGAGTATCTACAAACATTCGAAGGTGCTGCTCAGTCTGCTTGCTGGTTTTGGGAGACGAATAACCTAAATCAATGGGCTGATGCTGGCGATATTCTGACATTAACTAAACGCATTAATGGGGGCACAATTGGACTCGAAGATCGTAAGAAACATTATGAGCACGCTCTTCATGTGCTTGGTGCTTAGTGCTTGTGAAGAAAGGTACAGGTATCCTTGCCAAAATCCTGTTAATTGGGATTCAATTGAGTGCAAGAAACCTTTTTGTAGTGCAAATGGAACCTGTCCTGAAGATTTACACCACTATGAAAAAGATAAGGCAGGAAATATTACTCAACCTAAAACACAACAAACTCCAGCTAAAGGAGATTGCAAATGATTAAACAATTATGGTCTGAAGAAAAATACACTACTGAAGAACTAAACGCTAGGCTAAAGTTTTTTATCGGCATCATTCTTGGGCTGACGTTATTCGGTATTGTGTTTGTTGTTTTATACAGTTTGATTTTCGTCACTCAACCGATGAATGGGATGAGTCCAGTTGATAACAAATTTTTTGAGCTTATCATTCCTGTTGCTACCTTTTTGACTGGTACGTTGTCGGGGATTATGTTAGCTGGCGACGATAAAGATTTAAGATCAAAAGCTATTGATGCGGCAAACAAGCCTTATACACCGCCTCCAGAGCCAATTTCAACACAAAAACGTCAAGAACCTACGTTAGAGCCTGTTCACTGCTCCTGCTGTTTCATTAGGATTCGGCGGTAAACCTGCTCCACCAGCAGCACCACAACCGGAGATTTAAATGAAATCATTGATTGCGATTATTGCGTTTATTCCACTTATTGCGTTTGCTGGTGGTGAGATGAAGAAAGTCTGTCATCCTGATGCCAAGACTAAGAAAGAAGTATGTAAGACTATTAAGGTTCATAAGAAATTAGAAGGTACTAAGGTTCCGACTAAATGAATCCGTACTTCATTGCTGGAACTGTCCTAGCCGTGGTCTGTGCTTATGGTACAGGTCATTGGCAAGGTGATGAGGCAGGTCAGGCTAAGGTTCAGGCACAATGGGATAAAGAGAAGGCTAAATTAGCTGAGGAATATGCTGCTAATGTAGCTGCAATGCGTGAAAAAGAGCAGGTAATGCAGAGTAATGCAGACAAGCTACGAGAGGATAAGAATCGTGAACTTAGAGAAGCTAATGCTCGTAATACCGCTTTGGTTAACAGCTTGCAGCACCGTCCCAACCGCACCGAGGGTAGTGGAGTGTCCACGACTGCCAGCAATGGAACAAACGGTTGTACCGGAAAGGAGCTTTACCGAGAGGATGGGGCTGTTCTTATCGGGATCGCTAGAGAAGCCGACGAACTCAGGATCAGCCTCAAGCAATGCTACGCCCAATACGAAGCAGCCAGACACAGGGAGTAAATAATGCGATTTGTCATCATTTTAATATTGTCATTTGTATCATTTATGATATATGCTGCGACACTTGATGATGATGGCAATTTAGTGCTTAGTCGAGAAGAAGTTCAGCAGACTATATCAAGTTGGAATCTCATCAATGAAGAAATGATTAACAAGAACTTGAGAATACAGCATCTTGAAAAAGAACTTGAATACGTTAAAGCGACAAAATGTCTGTAAAAATACCTAAAGACTGTATGCCAGCGTGCGTTTCGTGCGCTTTTTTTTCGTGCGAACCTAAGGATGATCTAGGTTACTGCTATCGATACCCACCCAAACTAATTGAAATTGAAGGTAATTACGAGAGTTGCTATCCGGTGACTGAGCGTACTGACTGGTGTGGCGAATTTACTCGTAAGGTGAATTAATGAAGCTGACTGATGATGAATTTATGGGTTTTTGGAATAAATTCGGTAGCGCAAATGAAGTAAGTAAAGCGTCAGGCATGAGTCTTAGAGGAGTTAACGCTAGACGAAGGAAACTAGAAGCGAAAACTGGTCAAATACTTGCTGGAACTAATCCAAGAAGTCCAGACTTTAAGGTTATCTATGCTGGCAATGGGATTAGAACTAAAGTAGAAATAGAAAATGGCGTAATTATGGTGGCATCAGATTGCCATTATTATCCGGGAATTATATCAACGGCTCATAAGGCTTTCGTTAAGTTAATACCTGAATTAAAGCCGAAGATGATCGTAATTAATGGAGATGCGTTCGACGGCGCATCAATCAGCCGACATGATCCTATTGGCTGGCAAAAGTTACCAACAGTAAAGCAGGAGCTAGAAGCGTGTTCAGACCGTCTAGGTGAGATTGAGAACGCTTCTAAAAGTGCTAAGTTGCACTTTACATGGGGTAATCACGATTTACGCTTTAACACTCGTTTAGCGGCTCAGGCTGGTACTGCGTTTGAAGGTGTGCATGGAATGAATCTAACGGATCATTTCCCACGTTGGAAGTTCTCTACGTCAATTATGGTCAACGATCATACGATGATTAAGCATCGGTATCATAATGGCATCCATGCGGTCTATAACAATACGTTGAAGGCTGGAACATCCGTAGTAACTGGTCATTTACACAGTCTTAAAGTCACTCCGTGGACTGACTATAATGGAAGTAGATACGGTGTAGATACAGGCACTATGGCTAACCTAGATGACCCTGCATTTGAGTATGCCGAAGATAACCCTAAGAACTGGCGTAGTGGATTTGCTGTGCTGACGTTCTGGAATGGTAAGTTGATGCCTCCGGAGCTATGTGAAGTCATCTCCGAAGGCTTGGTGTACTTTAGAGGTCAGGTGATTGAGGTTCCTTAACGAAGATACCTCCTGCGTTCATGTGTCCTTTACGGTCTTTAATCTCATTGTAAGCAGCTTGTAAGCAATGAGTTAGATCGACGTTCTCAAGAGCAGCAACATTAATAAGACATACAAGAACGTCACCAAGTCCATCAATAATGCCTGTCCTGTCTCTGTTGATAAGAGCTGTGTGTAGTTCATGCATCTCCTCTTGAGCTTTACGATACTGCGCGATAGAAGTGCTATTCGGTATGATCCCTCGTTCTTCAGACCATCGTATTACGTCCATTTCTATTATGTTCCAACTCATTTACTTACCTTTCGTTCGTGTGGATTTTGGTTAATTATTGTCCGAAATTTGTATAATCATTTCAGTCATGCGGTTTTAAATAGTTCATCATCTCAGCGTTCATCTTTGCTTGTGCCCACTTAGTAGAGCCAGATAGTTGCATTAACGCTAGTGAGAACTGCACGAAGTTATGTAGCTTCTCTAGCTCTAGCTCGTCCACTTCACCATTACGGATGCTCTCAAATACCTTAGCAATACCTATACGGTTACCATCTATAACGGCTTGCCAGTCGTAATCAATCTGTTTCTTAGGCATTCTTTTCTCGCAACTTGGCTTCAATGGCTTTTGCCATTTCTAAACGAATTGAGCTTATGCCTAGCTCTCGCATATCAGCAGCATTTAGTTTCTGCCATTCGCGCTGTGGTGGTGCGGTGTAAAGTTTTGTTCCGATAGGTAGTGTCTCCATCCACTCTGCATCAGCAATAGTGTCCCAACCCCCTTCTTGTAATTCCCATACCGCCACCGGCTCCTGCTCTATCGGCTGCGTATAGTTAGGTTTACCGCCTGAATACGTCTTAACCCATTGCTCACCAAACAACTTATCTCTCAATTCATTTCTTTGAGCTTTGATGCAAGCAGGTCTATCGCAGTAATAACCGCAGCTATGTATATCTGTGTCAGTCATACTGCTCTCCGATATAGTTTTGCCATAATAGTTTTTACGTCAGCCACTTTCCCAGATCGATTCATATAAATGCTTTCAGTCTTATGTTCATGGCATGGTTTACATATCCATCGACCGCTAGTCTTAGTCTTACGAAATATTCCACCGTCCATGTCTCTTATAGATTGGCAATTGGTACAGAATCGTGTTGTCATTTACATATCCTAGTTTTAGCTTCTTTTATATTTGTTTGCATTAACCATGAGGCGCATTGAACGTCAGAAGGCTTATAGGACGACCTAGAACCGTCTCTGTAGCCTTTTCTATAGGCTTCCTGAGCTTTGGTAGTGGCTACGCTAGAAAACATCCATATAGCTCCTAAAAACGCTATTACGTACGTTAACACTTTCATAACAATGCTCTGATGTCTGCTACTGGCATACCTAAACACTCATGGATTCTTAGAATCATGTCTGCTGATACGTTGACTCGACCACTCCTAATCTTGCTTATCGTAGGTGGTGGTACGTCTAAAGTACGGCTAAGTTCTGCATCATTCTTAATGCTGTAACGCTCTTTAACGGTGTCTAACAATTTCATCATTACTCCAGAATAAAAAGACAGGGGTCGAAACCCCTGTTAAAGCCACGGAGGAGTGTGGCTGCGAGATCAAACCTTATTATTTACTTTGCTGACATATTGAACTTTATATCCACCGTATTCTGATGGATGCAAGTTTTTAGGCTCATCAAAAAATATGCGATTACGCAATGCAGGATCATCGTCGTAAAAGAACTTACTAGGACTCTGGCGTTTGATTAATTCTATTACTTCATTAATCCGCTTTGAACGATCATCTTCATTAGATTTTGCAGCCTCACGAAGCATCATTGTCTGCAATGGAGTTAATATATTTGCTATCATAGTTTTCTCTCAAAAAGGGATAGATTGGTCAAAATCATCAGGTTCAGCCGATTTAGCTTGTTTGGCTGTTGGTTTAGCGTCACCTTTAGGGCGTACCGATAGACTAAAGAACTTCTTACCGTCCTTCTTAGACTCTTTAAGCCAGCCTGATAGCCAGTAATCAGAGCCAGCTACGTTAACACTGCCTGAGTAGTCTGGATGATTCTCAGATGTCTTATTTTCATTACGGTACAACACACCACGATCAGTATTATCGTATTCCATATTTATTTCCCTGTTGAAAATTTCTTAATTGCACTACGCTCTTTACTATCTAACCTACTCCAAAATGCTGTCTTAGAGTCTGCATCTAGTTCTTGAAGATTAATATACTCAATAGCTCCTGCTACATCGTTTTTCTGCAATAGCATACGAACATCAGCAGCAATATCCTCGATTAGTTCCTGAGTCTTTGCGTCCATGCTATCAAATACATCATGAGTAATCGGCTTGGCTGACTTAGGCTCGTCTTTCTTGATCGTAGCGTCCACAGCATCGTGTTCTGTAATCTCTAACGCATTGAGAAACAAGTATCGACGTAGATACGTATGCATTGAACCTAGAGCCTGTATGGGAGGTGCTTTACCACTAGCTGCATCAGCAATAGGGCTACGGAATAGGATTACTCCACCAAACTCTGAATCATAAATTCGTAAGGTAGCTTCATCACCCCAAATCGTAAATACTGAGCATAGACCTAGACTGTCAAAGATTGTATTAATTGACGGTAGAAAGTCTGCAAGTTCAAAATATTTGAATCCTGCGAATGAGTTAAACCCTGACTTTTTTAATGGTAGTTCTTGTAGTAGAACTCTGGCTTTTTGTAGTTTGCTGTAAACGTGCCATTGCTGTTGCTCGTGCTGCTCTTGTAATTGATAGTCGTTATTCATAGTAGCTTTCTATTTATCTGAATTTTTTATACTGAACAATATTGGTAGGTTGTGTTTTCTCAATAGTTGATATTTTCTGAGTCTGTTTTTGCTCCTTTCTAAATTTAGCAAAAGTTTTCCTAATGTCCGTCTTAGCAGCCGTAACGTAGTCCTTTTTATACAAAATGTTCTTTTCATCGGTCATATTGATCCTGCAATAATATATAGAAGAAACATTATTACACCACAAATTATTGGGTGACGAGCAAAGAAATCGTTAGTGTTGAGCAATTTATTCATAGTTATCATTCGATTCTAAAATATTAACAAGTTCGTGAATTTCTCTAGGAGCAATCATCAAGGCTTCGTATGCAATGTCTAGTATTTCTTGCTCTTGAGTCGTTCTAGGTTTCTTGTCTAAGTTGTCAGCCAGTAATCGCAAGGCATAGACAATCTCGGCTATTTCCCAATTGTGCATATTAGTTTTCATAAATAGCCTTCGCTGCATTTGCTGCTGCACGTGCTTCGCTATATGCATAATCATTTGAAAGCGTATTAAAGCCTTGATAGTATGTCCATACGCCATCTATCAGAACTTCAACCACAAGATCGTATGTGTCTTTGAATGGATCACCTGAATTTATAGTGCGGACTTTTGCTGTTTTCATAGTATTCTCCTAGTAAGCTGCGTAATTGCAGTAAAGAAACTATAAATTAACTCAATCTTGTCTGTCAACAACTTTTTTAAATAATTTTATGTACGTACCTAGAGAAGGCTCCCGCAGAGAGCAACTTATTGAAATTGTTAACAAATCTGGAGGAATTACTGTACCTAGATTGGTACAAAAGCATGGAATGATGGGGTTTCCTGATGTCTGGAATATCACTAGCGAGCTTAAAAAGTTAGTAAAATTGAACAGTATTAAGCAAATAGGGGATGTATTCTTCCCTATTTTTAAGACTAAGCCTGTTGATTTGGATGCTGACGTTAATCTAGTCCCACCACGGGAGCCAGTACCATTTAAGCCGCTAAAGACATTTCCACCTACCGTTAGCCCACGAGGTCAGCCAATTGAAAGACGAAGTTTCAAAACCTGCAAATCAAACGTCCGCTACCAAAGTAAAAACGATCTATAACTTCTCGATGCAGAAATGTCCTAGTTGCAAAAGATCAAGGTCTGCTATACAGTTCAGGACTTCAGAAATATGCCGTACTTGCTCGAAAAGGCAAGTTGCAGTATAGTTAATGGGATTGGCTAGGGAGTGCAACCCGAAAAGACGATTCGTTACCGTCCTGCCTTATCCCACCCGTAACGACTACCGATAACGTGAGGTATATATGAATCTCGTTCCAAAAAATTGGAATAAATTCCAACACTATAGCCATCGAAATCCACCGTGGATAAAACTTCATCGTGATTTATTAAACGATAGAATTTTTGCAAGTTTACCTATTGCTAGTAAAGCACTAGCTCCATTACTTTGGCTGCTTGCAAGTGAGTCAAAAGACGGCAGTTTTAATGCTGCTAGCGAGGAGCTAGCATTCCGCTTGCATATTGCTAGCAAGGACATAGAAGCAGGACTTAAGCCTTTGATTGATAAAGGCTTTTTTGTTGACGCTAGCACTATGCTAGCACCTTGCTTGCAGGTTGCTATCCCAGAGAGAGAGACAGAGAGAGAGACAGAGAAGAAGAAAACGCCTCGTGCTACGAGGCTCTCTGCTGATTGGAAGCCTTCTGAGGCTGAGATAGCTTTTTGCAAAGCCGAAAGACCTGACCTTAACGTGAGTGTGACTGTAAGCAGGTTTAAGGATTACTGGGCCGGGGCTGTCAACGGGACTAAGAAGGATTGGGAGGCTACTTGGAGGAACTGGGTTCGTGCTGAACGAGCTTCTGGTTCTATGCTTTCAAAGAATGAAACCACGCAGGATGAAATGAAGAAAATCATTGAATCCAAAAAGAGGGCAAAGCTGGAAGCGGAGAATGCTGCATTGGACGCGGCTTGGGATAAAGCATGAGAGGCCACCAGCCTTTGATTGCTTTACGAATGGATCGTAAGCGTCCACAAGGCGTTTGGATTTGCCACGGTAAGTCTGATGCCTGCTTGCAGTGGGATAAAGCTGCTGACACTTTGCCGTACCCTGAAATTGAAATACTGCAGACTGAGAACCCAGAAAACCTTGATCTAAGGTTTGTTGTTGGATTAACAGTCCATGTCTCTGGCTGCAAAAATTATGAAATTGCGAAAAAGTTACACCGAGCTTTGTTGATTGCAAAAGCTAGGCATGTCATCACTTTGGTGGGTGATTTAATTATTGATAGTGAAATTGGAGAGAACAGCGATTATGTACCTCAGTGACGACGATATTGATTTTGCTGCCTATTCGGCAATTACGGACAATGATCACAAGATTAAGCCTGCAAAGGTGTGGATTGACGAGCTTGAAGACGAGTTAGTCAATCCTCCAATTGATCGTTCTGTGATGTTGCCTTGGGGGTCGATGACTGATTTGTTTGCGTTCCGCCCCGGCGAAGTTACGGTCTGGGCTGGTGGTAATGGTGGCGGCAAGTCCCTGATGACGGGGATGGTGGCACTTGGTTTGATTAAGCAGGATGTAAAAGTATGTATTGCCAGCTTTGAAATGAAGCCGAAAATTACTTTGCGCAGGATGATCAAACAATTTGCTGGTAAGTCTCTGGAGTCCACAAATTACAGTATGACCCCTGACGCCCAGAAGCGGGATGCGTATGCCAGATTCAAGATATTTGCTTCTGACAAGCTGTTCTTGTACGACCAACAGGGTACCGTTAACTCGCCCATGATTGAAGCTATGTGCTGGCACTGCGCTACAAAGCTTGGTATCACGCATATTTTTATTGATAGCCTTATGAAATGTGTGCCGGGTGAAGACAATTACAATCAGCAAAAAGACTTCGTGGATAAGCTAACGGCTATTGCTCGTGATAACGATATCCATATCCATCTGATTCACCATATTCGTAAGCAGGTAAGCGAAGAAGTGCGGCCAAATAAAAATGATCTTCGTGGATCTTCGGCAATCACTGACATGGTGGATAACGTATTGATACTCTGGAGAAACAAAAAGAAGGAAATGGAAGCCCACCGAGGCGATGTTGTTGACCATACCGTGCCTGATGCGTATCTGATGTGTGTCAAGCAGCGTAATGGTGAGGGCGAGCCTTGGATGGAGTTCTACTTCCACCCTGACAGTCAGCAGTTCCTAGAGCGTTTTGGTGGCTTGCCAATGGCGTTTGACAATGTCGGAGACTTTTAAAGAAGGGCAGGGCAGCGATGAGCATAGGTATCGCTGCCTTGTAAGACATGTCCTGAAATGGAGAACCCTAGACCGTGATGCGGTACACAGGTGGTTGCGGGGATACACGAATGAAGCTGGAAGATGGGTAAAAGGCTGGACTGAAGCACACGTTGGGTCTAAGCTTGAACAAGATGTTAAACAACAATGGAAATTAGGTAACCGAGGGGAGTACGGAAAATGGATGGATTAAGTGATTTTCAGCGCCAATTTTTGGCACGCAGTGATCAAGTAACAATGTTTACCCAGAAGGAATTTGATGATGCTTTGAACTTTGCCAAGGGTGAAATCATGGCAGTTGCGATTGAGGCTACCAAGCAAGCTGTATTGCTGGAGCGCGAAGCTTGCGCCAAGATGGCTGACGAGTGCGTAGCGATTGAAGAGTTGGGTGACGCTATTCGTAATCGTAGGACTGGCAAGGGCGTATGATTTATATTGGGGTTGATCCCGGTCTACGGTCTGGAGCAATGGCTGCAATTAACCACAACAAAAGTGTTGTGTTTTGCTCAGACATTCCCCAGATTGATGACCGAATTGATGTGCTGGAATTTAAGAAACTTATTCTGGATGCCGCACGCGACGATGACTTTGCAATCTGCTTTGAGCATGTCGGGGTGATGCCGGGTCAGGGGATTAGCTCCAGCGGTCGGTTTATGCGGGCGTATGGGTCAATTGAGACAGTCTGCAGGCTGCTGTCTAAAAACATTGTTTCTGTTCGTCCGCAAGTATGGAAGAAAGAAATGGGAGTTACTGCAGAGAAAGAGACTAGCTTACGTCTGGCTCGGATTTTATTCCCAGAGACTGACCTAAGTTTAAAAAAACATCACAACAAAGCCGAGGCTTTACTAATAGCGGAATATGCGAGGAGAAATCAATGAAGGATTTTAAAGCTGAGACAGACGATCAAATGCGATGTGCATTTGCTGCGTTTGCAATGCAAGGGTTGTTGACCTGTGTTGACCCAGACTTTTTAGAAGACCGAGGCACCAAGGAGTTTTTGGTTGATACCAGTTGGGAGCTTGCTGACATGATGATGGGAAAGCGCCGTGAAACCATCCGACATTGAGATTTTTGAAGCATGGCAGCATGGGGAGTCGTTTGGGTCAATCGCCAAGCGTTACAAAACAGACAAGCAAAAAATTAGGGGAATCGTTAATCGTGTCGGGAATGATAGTTGGCAACGCAATGCCACGCTGGTGCACAAATTGCAAGATGAAACAACCCTTATTGGGCGGGATAGAGAAGAAAAATAAAGACGGTCTAAGACAAAGATGGATTTGCGCAAAGTGCGTTGAAAAAAGGAGACTAAAAAATGGATGAAGAAGTTGAGTTGAATTTAACTGTAGTGGTTGTGCTGGTGTTTTGCGCCCTGCTGATAGCTACATCAGTAATCGGAATCGGTCTTGTCTTCTGGAGGGCATTGACATGACTGAACGCGAGATTGACCCACACAAATCTATTGATTTTATCCGTGACAATGCTGAGAAGTTTGCGCAGGCAAAAGCCAACAGAATTTACTTAGAGGAATTTCGTAAGACGCAGAAGGCAATTTTGATGCGCCAGTCAATGGAGAACGTAATTGGTAAGCAGGAGACATTTGCGTATAGCCATCCGGACTATGTTTCGGTGTTACAAGGCATTAGGGAGGCTGTGGAGGTTGAGGAGGAGCTACGTTGGCAGATGGTAGCTGCGCAGGCAAGGGTCGAGGTATTTAGGACGCAGGAAGCTTCTAAGCGGGTTGAGTACAGGGTTACTCAATGACGACTGCAGCAGAGCGTAAGCACATGGGGATGGTGGCTGCGCTTGGCTGTGCAGTATGCAGGCGTATGGGCTACGAGGGCACCCCTGCAGAGCTACACCACCCCCGCAGGGGCACGGGCATGGGACAAAGGGCAAGCAGCTTTGATGTTATCCCGCTCTGCCCTGAGCATCACCGTGGCAAGACTGGTCTACATGGGCTAGGCACCAAAGGGTTCCCAAAACATTGGAAATTTGATGAAGCCGACCTGCTGGACGATGTTAAAAAACTAATTCAAAAATAAATTAAAAATATTTGAAAAAAAGTGTTGACGCACCTAAATCGTTTAATCTATTATTACATCACTGACACAGATTAGTCAGGACAGCGAACCGGGGAAACAAAATGACAGAAGAGCAAATTAAGATTAAAGCGGCACTTCAAGAGGCACTTTCTTTTTTAGCCAAGTTAGATGGATCAAGAGATGACATTCTAATTATGGAAGTTGTTCAAGCGCAAACCGAAATTGCTCTTTACTTTGTAAACAAATCTCGTAACAGTTAATTAAAAGCGAACAAGGAGAAAACGATGAACAACGACCTCAACATCAACAAAATCGATACCCTCGGCGCAATGCTTGCTCAGATCGCTGACCTCACAAAACAAGTAGACGCAATCAAGGATGACCTGAAGGATGCTGCAACGGCACCAGCGGCTACTAGCAAGGTTTTTGAGGGCGCTCTGTTCAAAGCTACGGTCATAGAGACAAATCGCTCTACAGTTGATTGGAAGGCTCTGGCAAAGGACATGGGCATCACTGATGACCGGCTTGCTCAGTACACCAAAACAGCCGCCGTATATTCAGTCAAAGTTGGAGCACGATAATGAAATTCCAAGAAACTTTTTGCAGCCAGTGCGGTCAGGGCTTCGGCCCCGGTGACAGCGGCTACTCTTCGTGCAAATCGCACTCTTCAGAGCAAGCCTACATCCCTACGGACTATGCGCGTGGAATTGATGATGGGATAGCAATTTTGCTTAAACACATCAATAGCGCTTTAGATACCAATTTTGATGAGGCTGGGAAGGCAATTGCTTATCTCTATAAGCTCAAAGTCGGTTTAGAGCGGTTGGAGGCAGCATGAGAGTCGGAGAGCACGTAAGGTTCTCGTCAAAGTTCCAAAAGCTGGCGCACTGCAGGGGATTTGTGATTGAGGTTGATGGATTGCTGGCAAAAGTTCACTGGTACGAGGGAGAAGGCCCATTGCACGTTCTGGTGGCTAATCTGAGAGTAACCACTGCAAAGGCGACCGCATGTTGAGGTTCTGCACTACCTGCCAGCAGCACCGCCCCCTAGAGGGCGGGCACAAACAGCCAAGTAGCTGCAGAGCATGGCGTTGCAAAAGTTGCATGGAGAAGCGGACAATCAGTATTTACGCCTCAAAAAAGACAAGGGAAAAACATGAAAAATTTACTGGCTAGTCTGTTGCTGGTTGCTGGCTCTGTCAGCGCTGGAGAGTACTGGACTACTCCAACTGACATGGGTGGTGAGATTGTTTTGGAATTAACTAAAACAGAATCTTGTGAAGGGCTTTTCTGGATGTATTTAGTTAAGTCAAATCAGGAAGTTGTTTATGGTTGCTGGGTAATGCTAAACGACAAAATTCACGTTCGTTACGACAACGGTGTACGTAAAGCTTATGGCTTGTCCGGATGGACAAAGAAGGGTACCCCGTGAAAAAGAAAGACGACAACGGTAAGTGGGTTGTGCAGACCCCGCACAAGTTGTTTGATTACATAAGAGAAATGTACAACATCAAAACTGACGCCCAGCTTGCTCACGTATTAGGATCTCGGACGCCATTGATTAGCCGGATCAGAACTGGGGCCATGAGGATGACGCCCGCTTTGATGATTGCAATACATGAGCAGACAAAGTTACCGATTGATAAGATCAAAGAGATGAGCAAATGACACGAGATGACATTGTTAAATGGTCAGCAGAAGCTGGGGTTATGCCGCCAAACTGGGGTGCTACAGAAAACCAGTGGCGGTCACTAGAGGCGTTTGCAGCATTAGTAGTAGCGGCAGAGCGTGAGCGCAAAGCATGGGATGCAGAATATTGGACTGCTTATGAGCAGGACGTGGCAGCAGCGGAGCGCGAAAGAATTACAAAGATGTTAATTAATGAGGGCTGGCTGATGGCTGCAAAACTGGCAGAGGTGAAGCAATGACACGAGATGACATTATCCGCTTGGCCCTCATGGGAGAGCGAAGCATGAAGCAAAGAATTGAGTGGGCAGTAGACATGGAGCGCGAGGCGTGTGCTGTGATTGCTTTTAACGCAGAGACATATTTGGAAGCAGCGGCGGCTATCCGCGCAAGGGGGCAGGTATGAATAACAACCAATCGGAGGGGAAAGAATGAGCAACCTGTGGATTAATTGGCGCTTTGGTGCGCGGCATTTACAAATTGGGCCTGATCGTCCGTGGG